AGTGTGCTCTTCCGATCTGAGGGAATATCTAGTTTCGGGACACGCCCCACACCAGCGTTGTATAGTCCGGTTCCGATCCGATCGGAAATGCCGCCGGGGCCAAGGAGTGCTGTTCCGCCCATGACTGCTGCGGCGACTTCTGGCCCTGCCAGCAGAGTCGCTAGGCCAGTACCTTCGGCAAGACTCTTAACCTCATCTACGATTCCCTTGACCTGGTCATAGTTTTTGAGGATGTCATTGGCCGCGCCGCCGCCGGGTATCCCCAGGCCGTCCAAAAGGCTAGCGGCGCCACCTAATCCGCCGCGAAGGTCGCCTCCCCTAAGGGCTTGTACCGCCTCGGCAACGCCGCGAGTTTTTTCGATCACGGTGTCAAGGCCGCTGAGGGTGTCGCCTAATCCGAGTGCTTCGCCGATCTTGCCTCCCACGCCTTTACCCAGCGAGGTTCCGAGGCCGCCCCAGTCTTTGTTGAGTGCTTTGCTGACAGCATCGTCAAGATCAATACCGATGTTCGATGCGACGTCATGCAGTGGATCTTTGACCGCGTTGGCGATCTTGGTGCCGAGCTGGGTGGCAACATCGTCCAGTGCGCCGCTCATGTCCTGCTTGAGCATCTTCTCAAGCGGGTTCTTCAGATCAAGCCCGATGCCTTCGGACATGTTCTTGAGCGGCCCGGAAAGTGCCTCACCGAGCTTGGTGCCGAGTTTCTCAAGGGCGCCGCTGTCACCCAGGGCATCCATGAACTCCGGGCCGACGTCTTTAGCTACGTCTTTGAACTTGTCTTTAAGTCTGTTGACGGCGGAGTCGGCGGCAGCATCATCGACCCTGGGGATTACGTCGATGTAGATGGCGTCTTCGTCGTCAGCCATCGACTCACCCCCAGAATCTTCTTAGGAAATACGTGGAACACGGGCCGTCGGCGCGTGCGTTAATAGCGGTATGAAAATGAAGCAGTGGGTGTCGGTGGCATTGATCGCCGTGACGTGCCTAGTCGTAGAGGGCGCCGTCGTTGTCGGTATTGCGTTCGGGCTAGGCACTCTGCTTTACGGCCATTCCACGCCGACCGTTCCAGCCTGCGTGCCCGGTATAGACCAGTGCTCTTAAGGCTTCTCGCCGCGTAGTTGGGCGATGACGTCGTCGTGGGCCGCCCGCAGTACCTGACGCTTCTCGTCAACATCGCGTTGCGCCGACGGCGGTAGAACAGGTTTGAACGCCAACCGTTCGTGTCCGAGGAATGCCCACAGATCGCCGCGCATCGCTTTGATCTCGTTCCACAACCCTGTGGTGAGGTGGTGTTCAAGGGGCCAGTCGTCGCTGTATGCGATCTTGAACGGTGACGTATCTGGAAGGTGCTTCAGGATCACCAGGAGGCGCCGGCTGGACATGTTGCCCTGGTACCAGTCGAAGATATCCAAGCCCTCGAAGAGGAGTGAGGCTTCGATCTCCTGCGCGTAGTTGGCTAGGAGTCCTTCGACAATGGGTCTTTTGGGTCCGTGCCTTCTTCCCCTGCCGGGGTGTCGCCGCGTCTCATCATCGCCACAGCCAACGCGATTTGGCTGGATTTGCCGCCGCCTTTGATGAACCGGGCGTGCTCTTTCGCCCCGAGGACGGCTTTGGCGTAGCGGGTGTTATACGGTTCGTCGCCGTCGTCCGCCGCTGCTTTCACGGCGGCTTCGGTTTTGTCGTCCCACAACCAGGGATGCAAAACCTCAACCGTCGAACCGTCGTTCAATTCCAGCTCGAGGCGTGCCGGGAGGCCGAGGGCTTCCAGTTGTTGTTCGCCGTATTCGGCGATTTTGACGCGCAGATTCTTCGACATGGCTGTCCTGATCCTTTTTGGCTGTGAGATGTTTTAACCGGTTGGGGTGTCAGCACAGCCAGCACCCACCCCAACCGGGGCCTTTTAACTTGCGGTGGAGGTGATGGTGTTCGACGGGTCCGACGTGATCACCGTCGGAGTCGGAGTGGCTGAATCTGTTGCCACCACCTCGAATGCGTGCTGTGTCGACGCAGTCAAACCGGTCACCGTGATTGTGGTGGTGTTACCGCTGACGGTGGGTGAACCCTGCAGGGTGGCTGAGGTGAATGAACCCGTTCCGCCGGTCTGCTTGAGCGCCGTATAGGTGAGGGGCGCGATGAGTCCCGCCGGGGTGGTGAACGAGATCGTGGCTTTCAGCCCGGTGACCGGGGTTGCGAGCGGTGGGGTGGGGAAGCCGACTTCGAAGTTCGCCTGACCCTGGGCGCGCCAGCCCGGGCCGTCCCGCAGAATCCACCTGGGGGAACCGACGTTGATGGTGCCGTCCGGGTTAGCGGGCGGGGTTGAGTATTCGTCGGGGATGGCGAACGCTTTGATGGGGGTTGCGGCGGCGTCGTTGATGTTCCACGGCGTCCTGCCGAAGTCACCGATCAACACCTTGGGGTAAATCTTGAGGGTGTAGTAGTTCTGCCCAGAGCGCCCGTCGACGGCGATGAACAGGCTTTGCCGCCACCGCAGATCCAGCTCCACAGGCGCCGACGACGCGTACCCCACAGCACCGACTTCTTGGAGGTTGGATAGTGCGGAGTTGCTGTACAGGGCATCCAGGACGGGGTTGGATTCCACGATGGTGGCGCCGATTTCCTCGGACTGGCCGGTGTAGTCGTACCGTCCGGGCCAGCGGGACTGCATCACCTTCACGGGTTTCACATCCAGTTTGGGGGTGAACTCCGGCCCCTTCTCATCCATATACCCGAGGTCGTACCACTGCCCGCCGGGGAACGTGGGAGACATGAGGTTGGAGGCAAGGTTGCCGTCCGTCCCGAAAAAGCTCACCCCTGTCAGGGAGGTGGCGTTGAAGTTCCAGTCACGGATCAACCACGACCCGTATAGGGCCTTGCGGATGTTGTCTTCGTCGCCCTGAAACAGTGTGGGCCACAGAACGCCATTAGCCATTAGGGCGCTGTCCTCTCAAAAATGAAGTGGGGGAAAAAAATTGGCGGCTGTGCTTAGCTCTAGTAGCCCGCGATAGACGGGAGTCGGATATCAATGATGTAGCGGGCGACGTACCGATCGGAGACGGCGCCGCCGCCGGACTCTTGGTATTCGAGATAGATCGGGGTTTGTTCAACAGCGAACCGGTTGATGCTCCACGACGCCCCGTCCACCGTGACACTGGTTTTGGCGTGGAGCTGCCGCATGGCGTGATGAATTGTCCTAGCGGTGTCGGAGGCTGAGTCTTGGTCGGTACCGAAACTATGCACACTGACGGTGGCGGAGTCGATGATCCAGTCATCTCCGCCGGCCACCCGCTGCACAAGCACAAACGGCAGACTGACTTTGGCTGGCATCCGGGTGGAGATACTCCCCACCGCTACCGCATTCACGTTGGTGAGGTAGGCGATGACGAAGTCCTCAGCATCCAACTCAGGGCTCACGAGAACCGCGCTTTGGTCTTCGCCCTAGGCGCGTACTCGGGCATGTGGGCGTTGCCGAACTCAATCCACTTCGCCTTGAAATCAGTGTCTTTCACCCGTTTCCCGGGGACATCACCGGTTGGGTGGTCTTCGATGGAGATGGACGCTTTGTAGTCCCCCGGCGAACCGTGAGACGGCGCATCCCTTTTGGGGGGTAGGTCACCGAACACGGGGGCGATGGACTGCCAATAGTCCTTGACCTTTTCGGCTTTCTTCTCCACCCCTCGCTGAACCTTGCGTGACTTCAACGCTTTAGCCCACTTAGGCATTCAAACCACTGGGGTTCTCCAGCATGATCTCCACATGATGTGGTGATCCGTTGGCGCGGGGTTTGATCCGCGCCCCGAACACCCGGTACGTCAAGCCTTGCGAATCCGTCAGCCTGTCTGTGGCTTTCGCGGCTAACGCGATAGGGGTGGGTGGGGTGATGAAGTGATACTTCTCGATGGCGTAGTCGATGTTGGTGACATCTTCTTTCACCTCGAGCGGCTGCAAGCTTCCGTACAGGGTGACGCCGTCTGCGTAGTCGGTGGTGGGGATGCTTTTGCGGGACAACGCCCCCGGCGACGCTACTTGGTAGGTGACTGCTTGGGCGCCGATCACAGATGCACCAACCGGTATTCACCGAGCAGGGTTTCATCCAGCCATTTCGCCGGCCCCGTGGTGTCCCATTTGTAGCCGATCTCGCTGATTCTCAGATCGGTTGCTAGTTGTGGGTTTTCCAGGAACAGTGCTGCGCCGCGGATCACCGCCGCCGCTAGACCGGTGGGCATGTTCGGTACACCCGCAATGGGGTCGGCGCCTTGGGGGATGAAGCCGTGCGCGTAGGTGACCTGCAGGCTTCTGGGGAGAGTGGGCCAGGACGGGACGTTGCCATAGTCGAAATACCCGTCCGCGTTGGTCACCCCTGACCAGAAGCTAGACCCGGTGACACCGTTGTAGCCGTAATACCGTGTGGTGTCATACAGTAGCCCGTCTTCGGCCCACTGATAGTTCTGCAGCGTGACCCATTCCAGGCCGGGTCCGATACCGGGCATCTGCGCCAACACCGTCGACACGTTCCACACCGGGGGGTCGGGCAGCAAAGCCATAGCTTTACCGCCGTCCCCGCGGTAGGGGTTGATGAAAACCGTGTCGGACGGGTTGTAGGCGAATTTGCGTTCGCAGTACGCCTCCACCGACCCCGATGCCCAGTCCAGGGCAAGTTGCACTTCATCCTCGGTGTGGGCGCCGACGATCATCGGCATACCCATCACCGAGGACGCGAGTACAAGGCTCACTTCGTGGACGCGCTCGAACTGCCCTTGGGCTTCGACTGGGTTTCAGCCTCCACCACTTTCGCCTGAATCGGGTTGTCCTTCAGGAACTTCATCCGCGATTCGACTTCTTCACCGTGCTGATAGGGCCGCTTCCCGGTGGGGGCTGGCCCGGCGGTGCCGTGGTCGTGTTTGCGGCCGTCGTCCTCACGCTCATCGACTGGGGGGCCGACCTTGGTCACATCTTTATCGCTCATCGTCCTTGGGCTCCTTCTTGGGAACGGACATGGTTACTTTGCGGGCCAACGCGATCCGCTCCTCCACGCTGAGGTTTTCGAACACCTCGGGAGGTGGCCCGTAGCTGTTAATCGGGTTTCCGTATTGCTGCGGCATCACTTTGTCCTAACTGGGGCGGTAGGGCACAAAGAGGATGTGCCCTACCGCTATTCAGTTATCTATCAGGAGTGCAGTTGGGCGAGTTCGAACAGTTCGGGACGTTCAACTGCGAGGCCGACACGGGTGTACGCCCTCATAGTCCACAGCCCTTGTTCAAAGTCATAGCCGTTGACATTGACTGTCTCCAAACGCAATCCGCCCTTGCGGATCACGAAACCACCGTTGGTGAAATCACCCACCAGGACGTAGCCCTGCGGGATGGCCGGGGTGGTGACGACCCGCTTGCCCCAGATCTGACCGGCGGTGTCCACCGCTTGCACATCGGGACGCACGTTGTTCTGCGGCTGACCGTAGTCGGTGAAGAACGGTCCACCAGCCATGAATTGACCGTTTTGGTCGGTCCACGTCCGCACTGTGAACCAGTCATACGGGTTCATCACGACTGCGGTGGGCTCGAAGAAGTGCGTCACCCGAATGTCGGTGAGCATCCCCAAGATACCGACAGCGATGTCGGAACCCTTCGGCGCCGCGCTCCCCGCGTTGTTGAGGGAGATCATCCGCCCCGGAGTCACCGAGGTGACCGTGGCCGATGCGGTGCCTTCACCGGGGGTGTTCAGCGTTGGCACAACAAGGTTGTTCACCGCGGTCTGCGGGTAGGGCGACGTGAAGCTTGTCGTCAACCCGAGCAGGCCCTCCACTCCGGGGTATCCGGAGCCGGCGAGGATCTGCACTTCTTCCTGACGTGCAACACCCTGCGCGGTGCGCTTTTGGACCAGCGACCAGAACAGCGGTGCGTCTTGGATCATTTCATCCGTGACGCGGGCCAGGTTCGCCACCTTCCCGATCTGGGCGGTGTAGCGGGTGTTCTGGTTGGTGGAGGTCGGGAACGTTTGACCTTCACCAGTGGCGGCGGCGTTGTTGTTCCACGCCGTCTCCCGCAGATATGTCACCACGGGGGAATCGGAGGGGAACGTCGGGAACAACGACGCGATCACGTTGTCGTACCAGCGCAACTCAAGGATTCCGGGGATGAAATCCGGGATCACCGACGGGCCGGCAGTACCGGGCAGGAAGTACTCACCCGGCGCCAACGCGACACCAGCGGAGGTGCCGTACGCGTTCTCACCCTGAAGGTTCGCCTCACCCTGGGTCTTGAGCCCGAGGTCGAAACCAACCTCACCGAACCGCTTGCTCTCAGACAGCTTCTTGAAGCGGGCGTACTCGTCAGCCAAAGCCGCAGCCTTGGTGATCTTGTCCTGCTGCGGTGCAGGCATGTTCGGCTGGCCCGGGACAGCGACCTCCGTGCCGGCGCCGAGCCGCTTCTTCGCGGCGTCCCCGGCGTCGAACGCCTTCAGGTCTTCGGCGATCTCGTTGGACTCCGCTACCGCCTTGGTGACGAACTCGCGGTAGTCGGCCTTAGTGATTTTGTCGGCTTCAACGTCGGCGGTCTTCGCCTCAATCTCGGCCTCTAATTCTTTTGCGCGTCTGCGCATGTCATCACGTTTCACGTGACAATCCCTTTCAAGGCATGGGAAATCCCCGGAACGTTGTCCCGGTTTGGCTGTGCTGAAAGGGGCTGCTAGATGGCTCGCAGCTTGATGAGGGCTTTCGCTACCTCGGTCGCCACGTCATCGGTTTCGTCGTCAGTCTCAGCGACGGCAGCATCATCTGGTGCGTCGGTGGGAGTGGTGGACTCGTCCGGTTCTGTTGGCGAAGATTTTGTTTCCACGTGCGCGTCATCGACCGCACGGTTGGAGGGCGCTAACACACCCGGTGTAGCGGAGGGGTCGCTGTAGGGGCAGCCTGCGCCCAACTTGACGGCCAAATCGTGGACGCCTTGGAAGTAGGATTTGCGGGCCGGGTCGTTGGGGTTGTCGACCTGATCGAACATCGACGCGACAGCGGCCATGGTGTCCTCACGCCAGTCGACGGTTTTCAGCGTGTCTTCGGCTTTCGCGGACTTCGATGACAGCACCCTAGCTTCGGGGTTGGCGGGCACGGCAACAAAAGCGCCGTTGAGTAGTTCCCGTTCGGGTTTGGCGGTTTTCGACGTTCGCGGCAGGTTCCGGAACGCCACCGACACACGATCAATATGCCCTTCGTTGACCAAGGTGCGGACAGCCTGCCCGTGCGGGGTGGAGGCGAATGTGCCCCGCACTTGTAGCTGCCCGTTGTCGTTGATGAACGGCCTACCGGAACCGACACAGGTGGCCACACTCATGCCGTGATCGGAGTCGAAGGTGATCTTGTCTGGGAGTGGGGACTTCCATTCGTCGGGGTGCAGTTCGTCCCCATCCCGGTCCAGGCTTGAAGTGGACAGGATGACGTCGAACTCGCCGTGCTTCGACTTGGAGTCTTCGACGGGGGTAACGGTAGCCGTCGCCTTGGTCACTACATCCATTTAGGCGATCCTCTCAGCAAAATAGTCGTGCGCTTCGCGGATCGCGTCAGCGTCGTGAGGGTTTCGGCTGTGCAAAAGATCTGTAGCTTCGGTTAATGATTTGCCGCGCCCCATCAGGGATTTCACATCCCCGATGTATTTGCGGCCCGCAACGGACGGCACCGGGCCTGATCCGCCGCCGCGTTCTGTTGTGGCAACGTCCGAATGCCCTGTCGGGAGGGCGGGTTGCTGACCGGCCATCTTCAACGGCTGCATCTGCATCTGCGCGTACAGTTCGTCGGCGACCGGGCCGGCGTCCCCCAAATCGAATTCGGGGCGTGCTTCGGAGATTTTCTCAATCCCGGTCTGCACCAACTGGACATGCGCCTGCGCTCTTTGGACGAAGTCGCCGCGCATCACCTGCCGGATGTCGAACTTCGCCTCGAGCTGGCCGTTGAACTCGTCCCCGACGTAGTGGTTGAACACCGACTCCAGGAACTCCAACCTTGGGCAAATGCTGTCCCGGTACACGCTTCTCAGGTTCTCGGTGACGTTGGAGAACGTCGCGTGGTCCAGGATGTGGACGGCGGTTGGGGAGATGTCATAGACGGCGCACACTTCCTCCCGGTTCAACTTTCGGGATTCGATGTACTGCATTTCTTCGGAGTTCAGTTGCCACTGCTCAAGCTTGGAACCGTTTTCGAGGACAGCGACCTTGCCCGCGTTTTCGGCGCCTTGGTACATCATCTGGAGTTGTTCTTTGAGGCTGTCTTTCGCCTTCGGGTTCAACTTGCCTTCAACATGCATCACCGCGGAGGGGCGGCCCATGTTTTTCCACCACGTCGCCGTCGCCCGCCGCGATGCGTCCTCATTAAGAAGCGTCGACCGCAAAGGCTCGAGGCGGGAGATGCCGCGCATGGCGGTTTCGGGGTTGTACGCCACGAACGGAACCACCATGTCCTCGGAGATCAACTCGTTGGGTTGCCCCATGAACCTGTACGTCAAATCCCCGTACTGGTCGCGGAAAATCTGAGTAAGAGCGGGGTGCATCGGCAGGAACCCCACCGTTTTGCCGGTGCTGGAGGAAACGGTGGAGCGTTTCCCGTCGACCATCGTTTGACGGGTGTAGGGTTCGCCGTCCCTGATTTTGATCAGGAACGCTTCGCCGTACACCTCGAAGGTGGAGGCCAGCCACAGCCGGAACTGGTAGGGATGCATCGTCGGGCACGGCCTGGACATCAACCGGGCAAACGCCGACGCACCCTCACCTTTAGCCGGCCGCAGCACATTCCCGGTGGCCGGGGCGGTGTCCCACACATTGATCTGCAGCCTTGCAATCGCGTGGGAGATGCGGTTGACGACCGTCGCCACCCACGGCTGCCGCATGTACAACTGGGCGTAGGTTTGGAACGACGCCTCGAGCTGCATCCCCTGATGGGGAACGAAGTAGCCGTTAAAGAATAATGGCGCCGTCTCCGCGAAAGCCTGGGGTGCAACCGGTTGGGCTAAACCGTTTTCCAGGATGAACCCCATCAGGACAGCTCCTGCAGATATGACACCTTCAAGCGGTCGAAAAACAGTCTGCCGGGGATCTTGGAGACGGTTTCACCCTCCCGTGTGGGGACGGTCCAGCAGTCCTCAAACACATAGATTTCGGTGTCAAACTCGGTCAAAACACCACTGAAAGTGTCCGAAACCCCATCAAGAGTCACAGCGAACCGCCGCCGCACGGCGCGCTTGATGATTCCTTTGCGGAACAACGGGACTCCTAGACGATTAGCAACGATTCGTTGTTGTAGACGGATTCGACTTCACGTCCGCGGGTCCACCACGCATTCACCGCCATAATCCCGGACGGGACCGCATCTATGCGGTTGCTGGACAGATCGCGTTTCACTTTGGCCGGCATCACCAGATCCGGGTCCGACGTGTGCAGGCGGGCTTCGCAACAATCGAAACACCAGCGGGCGACGGGGTTCCCGTGATGCCGCGCTTTCCCCTCAAGAACCAGCTCGAACAGTCTGTGCATGCCGTCGGACATGTGGGTGAAGTCGTTGGAGTACGCCATCACGTCGTTGACGTAGGTTCGGTACCCGATCTCCTGAAGAACAGGATCTGAGGACCAGCGGTCAGCGTCCGCGCCGAGGATGGTGAACCTTTGCGCATCCGCGTCGATCGCGTCATAAACTTGGTTGAAGTCGAGGACATCACCCTCAGTGACCTGTAGCCAGCCCTGTTTGACCCACTGGGCGAATTTCCCGCTGTTCGCCTTATTCAGGCGTTCGTAGGCTTCTCGGGGCATCCAGTGCCGCCACAGCAGGTCTATCTCCTCCCCGTCGGGGAACAGATAGCAGATTGAGGTGAGGTCTTGGCGGGCGGCGAGGTCGATGCCCATCCAGCAGTCCCGGCCGGCGAACGCATCAAACGTTGCTTGCGCGGTCCCGTGCAATGTTCCTTCGCAGGCGTCCCAGAGGTGCATGGGCATCCAATGCACCTCGGAGCCCAGGGTTTGGTTGAGCTGGAACCGGCGGAACGAGAGTTCGGCGACGGGATCGTTTTTGGCTTCGATGGCCATCCCGCGCATTTCCTCGAGGGAGAGGAAGTCGCCGAGGGCGGGGTTGGGGATGTACCAGTTCCGTTCGTCGTAAATATCCGCGTCGAGTGGAAGGTTTTTGATCCACGCGAACGTGTGCGGTTCCCGATCAGGGTCTTCAATAACCCTGACCATTCTTCGGTGAACATCAGCGCCGAACGATTCATCCGCGGCCGGCGCCGTCGTCGCCGCCACCATCAATGGCTGTTTGCGGTCCATCGACCCCATACCGGACCGGAGTGCGTTCCACACTTCGGTGCCAGATTCTTTGGGCCACGCCAGGATCTCATCCGCCGCCACACCGGACGGGTTACCACCCAACAAGCGTCCACCGTCTGCGGCTTTCACCATGTACACACCGTTGGTGCGGGTGTTCACGATCCGCTTCGTGGAGGGGATGACTTTCGCCGCCCGCGACAGGATCGGCTGCAACAGGACCATTTGGGAGGCGACGTTGAACACCGCCGACGCCTGCTCCCGGTCCTTCGCCACAGAAATTAGCTCCGCGGACTGTTCCCCGTCGGAAAACAGCAGGTACAGCATGATTCCGGCCAGGATCTGGGATTTTCCGTTTTTGCGGCCCATCTCGATATATGCGGTCCTAGTCTTCCGCACATATCCCCGGTGCTCCTCAGACCAGCGGACGTTCCCGAAAATCGGGCGCAGGATCTCCTCGGACTGCCAATCCCGCAGCAGGAACCTCTTGCGGTACTGGGTGCCCTTCGTGTGCATCAACAGGTCTTCGAAAAACCCACACACATGATCCGCGCGCGGGACACAGAAATGATCACCCGTTTCGGTGCATTCCTGCTGGTCAACGGGGTTTACCCAGCCGCAAGGCTCAAACGACGTACGCTTCGGCCCCTGAGGACTGTCCACCGTCATCCACCTTCAACTGAGCCCTATCCGCCGGGGTCAAACCAAACCGGGACCACACCGCCGTCAACGACGCCTGCAAAGAGGTCACCGCCCGCACCGCCGGGTTAAGCACCATGTTCTTGTTCGACCCCGGACTCAACAACGGCTCCGACTCCGCCGCAGCCAACGCCTCATTCAATACCGCCTGAATACGGCACCCATTCGCGAACTGATCCGCATCCCAGCAGGTCAACACCTTTTTAGCGACCAAATCCGGCGCCAACCGGTTCCAAATCTCCAAAGCAGAGTGCGGCAAATCCGCAGGTGGCACCACCGCGCCGGCCGCAGGCAACGGCTCATCCCGATTCAACCGATCCTCCCGGCAACCCTCCAACGCCTTCAAATGACTCGAACGCGCCTTACGGCCACGACCATCAGCCATCCAACTGCCCTATCAGGTCATTCAACGCAAACGCCAAATGCTGAACCGCGAGCTGAACCCGATCCCCACCACGCGACACAAGCTTCATCGCCTCATCCACGTTCTGCTTCGCAACCGAAAGATCAGACGCCGTCTTAGCTGGCATGTTGGCTGGCATGATTCTCCTTCAACGCCTAAACACTGCATATTATGCAACGGTCCCACACGAACGCGAACACCCGTTCGAACACCAATCGAACAACCATTCGAACCCTTATTTGACAAAACGCGGCCCAATCAAAAAATCACTAATTCTGGCGGCATTCACGCCGGACTGGATGGCCTTCC